GCCAGGCGGTTACCGCCGCCGAGAATGCAAAGGGAATTACCGCCATCCTTCTGGACGGCGACACCCCCGGCGGTACGGTTGCCGGGGCACAGGAAACCGGCGATTTCCTCGCGCGGATGAGTATGAGGAAGCCCCTCTATGGGTGGGTGGACGATTTAGCGGCCTCCGCCGGGTACTGGCTACTTTCCCAGACCCGGCAGATCGGCGCGCACGCAGCCGCCGATGTTGGTTCTATCGGCGTCCTCGCCGTCCATTACGACCGTTCCGGCCGCGACCAGAATATGGGAGTAAAGCGCACTGTCCTGGCCGTCGGCGACTTCAAGGCGGCCGGCAACGATACCGGCCCGCTCGCGCCGGATGAGCGCGCCTATCTGATGGACCGCCTTACCCAGACCTACGGGCTGTTCATCGCGGCAGTAAACAAAGGCCGCCCGCAAATGTCCGCCGACAATATCCGCGCCATGCAGAGCCGTATATACAAATCAGCTGAGGCACGGGAACTAGGGCTCATCGACCACGTCATGGGCCGTGATGAATATATCCAATATATCAAAACCCAGACCAAGGGGGCCGTATCCGTCGCCTCCAGACAAGGAGCCAGAGCCATGAAAACAGTAGAAGAGCTAAGAGCAGAACACACTGACCTCATCGAGCAGATAGAGGCCTCCGCCCGCGAAGGGATGATCACAGCCAAACAGGCAGCGGAAACCATGAGCAAGGCCCTTGCGGATGCGGTCGCGACGGAGCGTAGCTGCCTGATCGCTCTGCACGCCGCTATCTTCGGAGACGAAGCCAACGCCAGGTTTGCCGCTGCGGCCGAAAGCGGCATCTCGGCGGACCAGGCCAAGGCACTGGGCATCGGCGCGGTCACGGATGATGCAGCCACCCGCGCGGCTATCCTGGCCGGCATAACCGCAGCCGCTCCCGACGGACTGAAACCCGGCCAGATTGTGCAGGCCAAGCCGCCCGGAGTGGATACTTGCGCCATTTATTCGGCCCGGACGCACATGAGACAATAATAAAGAGCAGACCTCCGAGGTTTCTAAAACCTCGGAGGTCTGTTCCCTTAAAACGAAATCATAAAAGGAGAAAGTCATGACAGAAATATCCGAAGGCCGCTACTGCGGCGAATTCCTCTTCAGCCAGGCGTGCGGTTACCGTTCCAGGGAGACAGTCATAATCGACACAGGAGTCCTTGACGCCGGCACAGTCCTGGGCAAGATCCTCAAAGGCGCAGCCTCCAGCGCGTCGGCGTCTGGCAATACCGGCAACGGCGTCATAACAGCCGCCCCCACGGTAGCTGCAGGGGCGAAGGCCGGCGTTTACCGGGCCGTTTGCATCGAGCCCGCCGGCAACCTGGGCAAATTCCTCGTTTCCGACCCCGACGGCATCGAAATCGGCATAGCCACCGTTGCCTCTGAGTTTACCGGCGGGGGACTCACCTTCACCATTGCCGACGGGTCAAACGATTTCGTCTCCGGCGATTCCTTCACCATTACCGTGGGCGCCGGGTCCGGCAAATACGTCGCCTATAACCAGGATGGCGTCAACGGCTCCGAAGTTGCCGCGGCGATTCTTTACGACAACGTGGACGCAACTAGCGCCGATGTTGAGGCTGTCATAGTCGCCAGAGATGCCGAGGTCAACGGCTCCGAACTTACCTGGCCCACGGATATAACCGACGGTGAAAAGACTGCGGCAATCGCGCAGCTCGCCCTGGTTGGCATCATCGTCAGGTAAGGTCTATAAGACCTCCGAGGTTTCTAAAACCTCGGAGGTCTGAATTTAAGGACTCTAAAAAGGAGAAAAAACCATGTCAGTTTTCGACGTATTCAATTCAGACCCTTTCAGCCTCATATCTCTCACGGACTCAATCAACAAGGTCCCGTTTATCCCCGGACTCCTGGGCAGTCTCGGTCTTTTTGCCGAGCAGGGGGTGGCAACCACATCCGTCCTGATCGAGGAAAAAGACGGCATCCTTTACCTGGTGGAAAACCGCCCGCGCGGCGCGGCGCCGCAGCAGAACCAGACAGCGAAACGCAAGGGGCGATCCCTTGTCCTTACACATCTCCCTGTCGCCGACCGGATCAATGCGGATGAAATCCAGGGAGTCCGCGAATTCGGGAGCAACGACCAGGCTCAGGCCATCCAGAGCGTTGTCAACGGCCGGCTGGCCACCATGTCGAACAGCCTCGACGCCACTCTTGAGCATCTGCGGATAGGCGCCATTAAGGGGCAGATCCTCGATTCCGACGGGACCTCCGTGATTTACAATCTGTTTACGGAATTCGGCGTCAGCCAGGAAAACGAGGTCGATTTCGATCTCGACAACGCCAACCCCGCCGGCGGCATACTCCGCCAGAAATGCGCCGCCATTATCCGCGCCATCGCGGCCAACCTCGGCGCGGTACCCTTTTCCGGCGTGTACGCACTGTGCGGCGACGCCTTCTTCGACGCACTGATCGCTCATATTGAAGTCCGCGACACCTACCTGGGGCAGGTCCAGGCTTCGGAACTGCGAGGCGGGTACATCCAGGCGGGCATGTCTTTCGGCCGTTTCTTTTACGGCGGCATCACCTTCGACAATTATCGCGGGAAGGTCGGCGCACTCGATTACATCGACACCGACAAGGCGCACTTTTTCCCCACAGGCGTCACTGGCCTTTTCAAAACATATTTCGCCCCGGCCAACTACATGGAAACCGTCAACACCATCGGCCTCCCCAAATACGCCAAGGTTTCTCCGGATTCGCAGTTCCAGAAATGGGTAGACATCGAGGCGCAGTCCAATCCGCTCCCGATCTGCATCCGCCCCAAAGTCTTGATGATTGGGAAAAGGACTTAATCGATATGAGGACAAGACCTCCGAGGTTTTAAAAACCTCGGAGGTCTGAATCCAAGGAACGAAATGCAACTTTTCACCGCACAAGACGACGCCGATCTGCTCTCCCTCTACGGAGAGCAGATCACCTTCACCAAGCCGGGGCAAGCAGTCCGCACGGTGACCGCCGTAGTCAACCATATCAACGAATCCGCATTGCCTTTGACCGGCGCCCAGGCTGTCAAATCGCTCTCCCTGATCTGCCTGTCCGGCGATGTGGCGGGGATGGACACCGAGGGCTGGCAGGCGACCGTTCGAGGGATTAAATATCCCGTGATAGACCTGGTTACCAATCTAACCATGGCAAGTCTTACGGAGGTAATGCTGGCATGCTGAACGAAACCGACGCCATCGCCGGCATTATCGCACGGCTCCAGGAAAATCTCCCGGTTGGGATGAATGATTCCGTCATATCCTACCTGGACAAGCCCGAGCAACTGACCGGGACATACATCGAGGATAACCATCCCCTCGGGCTCTTCCTGGTCCAGTACATGGAATCCTCCGGCCCCCAGACGGAAATCATGATTTACGGCATCGCCTGCCTGGCTACAACGCTCGACCGGGTTTACCGGCTCACCCGTGCAGTGAAGGTGATTCTCACCGGCTGGCAGATCCCCGGCGCCACCCGGTTCGAACTCCACGAGGACAAGCCGATGGCCGCGGACGGCGGCATAGTCGGGCGGGTAGTGGCCTTTTCCTGCGGCATCCCGGCTGTAAAGATGTCGAATGGGCAGATAACCGCTGCTCTTGAGGCTCTCGAAATATAAAAAACAAGACCTCCGAGGTTTCTGAAACCTCGGAGGTCTGAACCTGAATGGAGGTAAACAAAATGGCACAGGCAGCGCAGATCGATACAAAGTATTTCATGGGCCAGGGAATGGTTTTCCTGGCCGAAAAGAACGAAACCACCGGGGAGCCGCTGGCAATGCGGCATCTCGGCAACGTCACAGATCTGAAACTCCAGCTCAAAACGACCACCATCGACCTGAAAGAGGCGATGACCGGCGCCCGTGGCCTGGCCAAGCGGCTCACCACTGAAAACGCCTGCACGTTCTCCGCCACACTGGAAAGCCTGGTGAAAGAGAACCTCGCCATTGCGCTGCGGGCCGCCATCACGGACAAGGTCGCCGGATCTGCGACCGGCGAGACGGTCACCGCCTTCAAGTCCAGCCTATTGCCCCTCAGATACGCGGCTCTGGTGGATGACGCGACTCTGGTCGTAAAATCAGCCAATGGGGTCACCACCTATGTAAAGGGTACGGATTACACCGTCAACACAGACAGCATCTCCATCCCCGTCGCGGGGGCTATCGCCGCTTTGGACACAGGCGACGGCGTCCCGCTCCTGATCGCCTATCACTATGGGGCACAGACCATCGTGGATGCGTTCACCGAACCCGCCAAAGAGTACTGGCTGCGGTTCGAGGGGCTGAACACCGCAGAGGAAAACAAATCGGTAATCGTGAACATCTTCAAGATTTCTCCCGACCCATTGAAAGAGCTCGCGATGATCGGCGACAAGCAGGCAGAGATCAGCCTGGACGGCGCCTGTCTGGTGGACAGCACCCGCACCGGCACGGACAGCCGCTTCTTTCAGGAAATCATCGTCGAGTAAGCGGCAATGATAGGTGATGAGAAAAGACACTTAAATAGAGATGATGACAAAACGCCCGCATTAGGGTTAGGTGTGGATGCTTATGGCGGTCCTGTTGTTGACCCTTCCAAGAATGTTTTTTCGTTTGTGAACCAAGCGGTTATCAGACTCAACGACATTGCTGATGTACGGGAAAAATACACTGAGAAGATAAACCTCCTCGATGAAAAATTGAGGGACGAGGTGCAAAAGTCTATCAAGGAAAATATAACACTGCGGTCTGAGTATCAGGAGAAGCTGGCCGTGGCTGAAAGTAAGAGGAGTGATGCTAACCGTGCTTTTGACCTGGCAAACGTGGCGATAGCCAGCGAAAGAGCGGCAGCGCAGGCCACAGTTCTGGCAAGTCAGTTACAGACAGCGGCAGAAACACTACGCACGACGACTGCCGCTTCTGACGCCCGTAACACAACATTAATCCAGAATCTGGAGAGCAAATTTAACGATAGAATGATGGCCCTTGAAAAGAACGCAAACCTTGGCGCTGGGAGACAGGCAATGGCTGATCCGCTGATAAATGAGTTGGCCACTAAAGTTGCCCATCTGAGTAATATGCTGGCCGGGGGGAGTGGCGAGAAGGTTGGATCGAAAATGGTCTGGGCTTATGTAGTCGCTGGGATAGGGTTGTTGGTAGGGACTATGGGACCTTTAATAGCTCTCATCCAGTTCATCGCCACTAAAAAATAACAGGGGTTGAAAGTGCTTAAAAGCCCTCGTAATGGCGGACATAACTTATTTAAACGGAGGGGAAATGCCGAATTTCAGCGCCAGTTCTAACGAAAAGTTAAACGCTGCGCACCCTGAACTGCAAAGGTTATTTACCGAGGTAGTAAAGCACTTTGATTGTACTGTTGTTTGCGGCTTTCGCGGAAAAGCTGAGCAGGACATGGCAGTCGCCGGCGGGAATAGTAAAACTCCCTGGCCTACAAGTAAGCATAATAAGCAACCATCACTTGCTGTAGATGTAATGCCTTATCCTGTAGATTGGAGCGGTAGTAAAGAAAGTATAGAAAGAGTAACACTGTTTGCAGGCTTTGTTCTTGGTGTTGCATCTCAGTTAGGGATTAAAATCAAATGGGGCCATGACTGGAACAGTGACACAGTTCCGGATAGCAAAGGTTTTGTTGACAGACCTCACTACGAATTAATACTGTAGCGTAAAAATATGCCCAAAGGAACATATAAAAGAACCCCCGAGAATGTAGAAGCATGCCGCGCCAACGGCAAAAAAAGGTGGTGTGTAAAAGAGAAGCGAACCCCGCCAAACAGAAGCATGGATGAAATAGACTTAGTTGCTCTTTGGGGGCCTCAGTGTCCGTATTGCTTTAAATGGGATGTAAGTATACGTTATCTCCAGGATTTTATATGCAACGTGTGTGGCAGGGTTTGGCCATAAATCGCAATGGAGGTTTAGGATGAAGAAGTTTCTCTGCACAATGTTCACCCTGGGAATGTTGGCTCTACCAAGTTTTTGCAGCGCTTACACAGTGATACTCCAATGGACGGCAAACCCTGTGTCCGAGAACGTAACGAAGTACACAGTATATAATGCGGCGACAAAGGCCGTGCTTGCCACCGTAATCCCCCCGAACAATAACGCCTCAATCCCAGGGTTAACGGGTCCGATTACTTTTTACGTAACGGCAAGCAACAACCTGCTGGAATCACCCGCCTCCAATATAGTCAGTATACTTGCAGCCATGACAAATATAAAAGCGGTTCTTGCCGCAGGCACAATAACATTCACATGGGACTCTGTGCCTGGCGCCGTCGAATACCAGGTCCACGATGGGTCAACTCAGGCGGTCATACAGAGGATATCGGCGCCCGCCCTGACAGCATCTATTTCCGGCGCGGTGAGCGGTAAATTATATTGGCTGTCGGCGACAGGCCCCACAATGAGCACAATGCCGACGCCGTTGATTGCCATTCCATCAGTGCCGCTCGATCTCAAGGTCAACAGCCTCACAATTGGACCGTGAACGATAACAAAACCTCCGAGGTTTTAAAAACCTCGGAGGTTTGACCCGCGAGAGAATGAATGAAATACGAGGACGCGAAATTGTGCATGAATTGTGACGAAGTTTTTGATGGGAACATCCGAAGGGAATGCCCGGCATGTGCGCGCGGGCCTCATCACTTACTTTGTAGCTGGCTGGACCGGAAGATCCCCCCAGGGAGACAATAACAAAACCTCCGAGGTTTTAAAAACCTCGGAGGTTTGATCGGCGGGGAAATATGAGAGAGCAATGTCGGGATGCACCCACGGAAGTTCAAGGACTAAAGGCCTTGCTGAAGCACCATGGAGCACACTGGCGGGCCATAGCCGATCATCTTGGAGGCATCAGCCTTGGAGGAGTTGACGGCCCGGTTGACGATCCCCATGGCAATGCCGCTCTGATAATTGCCGCGATTAATAAGAAGTCAAACGTAAACGTTAACCTCCTGAGCAATGACCCACCTGGAGATAGTGATACCTGGCGCAGGCTTTGGCAGAGTTGTTTCACACAAATAGCATCGAGGAAAAGCTAGGGGGGGCAAACTGAATATGGATGATAACTGGACAAGTCGCTTTGACATCAAAACTGTGTTGGCTTTTTGCTTCGGAGCAGGTTTCTTTGTCGTCTTATTGGCGCTGTTTATTTTCCCTTTGCCGAAGGATAACTCCCAAATGGCCAACACCGTGATTGTGGCGCTCATTTCCATGGTATCTATGGTAGTGGGGTATTACTTTGGATCATCCGAAGGAAGTGCTAAAAAAACAGAAATTATAGCGCTGAAAGCAGAAACAGAAGCGAAAGTGGAAGCAGAAACTACACCACCAGACACACAAAAGAAAGGGGAATTAAATGGTTAAGTATATTTTACTTCTGATGACAATCCTTAGTCTTACAGCCTGCGCCGGCACTGTCCAGACCAATACTGCCCGGACTCTCATCACCATCCATGATGGGGCCAAAGTCAGTGCCGAAGCTGCTTCAGCGGCATGTGACCAGGGGCTGATCAAGCCCTTGCCCTGCCATGAAATGAAAATTGGATACGATGCTTTCAGAGAAGAATGGCCTAAGACAGCAGATGCCTTGACGATTTATCTGCAATCGCCTGCGGAAACCGGACAGGAACAGTTTGCGAGTCATTACCAGATGTTTATGGGGCTTTACAACCAACTGTTTGCCGCGCTTCTGAAAAACGGGGTGATTAAATTAACGGAGGGGGTGAAATAATGGAAGCGTTAATTTTACAACTTCTTGGTCTGGCAATTCAGTATGGCCCCGAACTCGGCATTGAGATCAAGAGTGCCTTTGAGAGGCTTTCTGCAGGAGAAAAAGTGGAAGACCTGATCGCTGAATTGGCCGCGAAAAGGGATGATCTGAAACCACTTGACTTCGGCGAAGAAGGATACAGCAACCGTTAAAGATAAAGCGATAAATCAACCCAAAGGAACCATGCCCGCGAGAGAATGAATGAAATACGAGGACGCGAAATTGTGCATGAATTGTGACGAAGTTTTTGATGGGAACATCCGAAGGGAATGCCCGGCATGTGCGCGCGGGCCTCATCACTTACTTTGTAGCT